TCCCGCACCTGCTTCTCGGGCTGGCCTGCCTCGCACTCTGCATCGCCCTGGACGGCACGCCGCCGCCCGACCGTCCCTACCTGCCCGCCTTCATCCAGGAACAACTCTGCCCGGACGATCCAACCGAAGCGTTTTCCGACGCGGTTACGGCATGGCCAGCCAAAAGCGCGCGCACGCCTGCACAGCTCTACGCGGAGCGTAGCGGGCGCGTGGTCTGTGCCGGCGTGCGCGCGCCCCCGCTGACGTCCCTGTAGCACGTCAGATAAAACCAGTTGAAACCATCCGTTATTGGACATTGTTGGAGATTCAAGAATGAGCGTTAAAGACCAAGCGAGGCTGGATCGTCAAAGCGGAATTCCGTCGAAGCACGGCCGGTTGTTTGTCGATCCGGGCACGGCGGCGATGACCGATCTGTCGAAGGTTCGTCTGCTGCGTTGCGGCGTCGATACGGTCCGCCAGCTGTACCGAGGGCTGATCCGCCCGGAAATCATGGCGCTGTTTGAGAAACCGGGCGCGATGGTCGAGTTCGCCGGTGAAATTTGGCATTCGGGCCGGGTGGGTCGAGATTCCGGCTACCAGTACAAGCTCCAGAATGCCGACCTCGGCTTCATCCTGCTGATCAAAAACTTCAACGCCAAGCTCGAACAGATCGGCCCACACCTGAAAATCGAGGTGTCACCGCACGCCATCGACGCGCTGTCGCCTGAGCGGCTGCAAGAGCGAATGGACTACTACGCGGCGGCTGTAATGACCAACCGCGAACGCAACCAGTGTGCGGTCCATCTGGCGTTGGACCTGCAAGGCTGGACGCCTCCCGCCGACTTGACTGCCCGCATGCACTGCCGCGCGCGCGCCAACCGCGATATCTCCGGCATCAAAGAAATCCAATGGACTATGGAAGCCGCCACTTATGGCAAGGGTCAATCGTTCCTGTTCGGCTCTGCCGGTGGCGTACAACTCGGCATCTACAACAAGACCCTTCAGGCTCGCGCTCAAGACAAGCTGGATTATTGGGAAAGCGTCTGGCGTCGCAGGGACTCGTTCGATGCTGAAGACCCGGACAACTACGATCCGGCTCAGGAAGTGTGGCGCGTCGAGCTGCGCTACCACCATTCGGTCATCCAGCAATTCGCTAGCGGCTCGGTGGATGTGAAAACCGGTGAGGCCATTAATACGGACTCGTTTGCGGCGTTCTCTGCGCATCTGGAAGGGCTGTGGCGCTATGGCCTGGGGCAATTCAAGCTGCTCGCCCGCCCTGGCTATTACGAACCGCTCTGGACGCTGATTCGCGACGATGTGCGGGTCGATCTGCCAGTCGATTCCCTGGTCGATGAAACGCAGTACAAGCGGTACTACAAAACCTCGCGCGGCTTCTCGGGCAAGAACGTGGAGCTGTTCCTGGGAAACTTCGTAAGCCTGCTGGCACGGGAGCGGGTGGGCGCTAAGAAGGCATTCGAGACGCTTCAGCAATGGGAATGCTGGCCGGTGATTCGCGATCACTACGCCTCGAAGGATATGACCGAACGCGACCTGTACAAGCACATAAAGAGCCTGCTTCAAGAGCGGCATGTGAGGTGGGGGCGAGCTGTCTAATGGCGATTCAGCAATTGCCGGACGGTCGTTGGCGGGTCGATGTTGAACCGATCAAGGGCAAGCGCTTCCGCAAGACATTCAAGACTAAGGGCGAGGCCCAGCGCTTCGAGGCAACCTGTCGATCCAAGCTGATCGAAAGCCCGCAGTGGTCACCCAAGCCAAAGGATCGCCGCCGCCTCTCCGAGCTGGTGGATTGCTGGGGTCGCCTGCATGGCGGGTCGCTGGCCGATTACGAAGGTCGTCGCGTCATTCTGGATCGCATGGTTGAACGCCTGCGGAACCCGGTAGCGGTCACGTTCACGGCGACGGACTTCGCGGAATACCGCGCGAAGCGGATCGCGTCAGGCATCAGCCCTAAAACGCTGAACAATGAACTCTCCTACCTGCGTGCGCTGTTCAATGAGCTGCGGCGACTCGGTGAAATCGAGTTCGAGAATCCGCTAAGCCTGCTCCGAGCGATCCGGCTGCAAGAGCGGGAACTGTCGTACCTGAATGCTCAGCAGATCGACCGATTGTTCCAGGTGCTGCGAAGCATGACGCACCCGCATGTCGAGCTGATCGCCATGATCTGTCTGGTGACGGGTTGCCGGTGGGGTGAAGCGCAGGGTCTGACGCTCAGCCGGGTTGGCGACGGGATGCTCCAGTTCGTGAACACGAAGTCGAAGCGGCGTCGCGTGGTGCCGATCGATACAAAGCTGGCCGACCGTATTCGCGATCACCTGCGGGTGCATGGCGCATTCAGCAACTGTCGGGATCGGTTCGATGATGCTGTCTCGCGTGCTGGCCTCGGATTGCCGGCCGGACAAAAGTCGCACGTCCTGCGGCACACCTTCGCCTCCCACTTCATCGCGAACGGTGGCAACATACTGACTCTGCAAAAGATTTTGGGTCATTCGTCCTTGGCGATGACAATGCGCTATGCGCACCTGTCACCCGATCATCTGCAAGACGTGTTAGCGTTTGGGCCTGCTAGGGATTTTCGACACTTCTTCGACACTCCCGCTTCTGAGCCTCAAACGGCGCACGAAAAACCGTTGTAAATCAATAAGGAAGGCAATCGCAGCCGGTGCTGCGGCCGGGCTTCAAACCCGGTTGGGGGCGGCAGCCGTTCCCGGGTGGGTTCGACTCCCACTGCCTTCCGCCAATTCCCCCTCTGAAAGCCCCGAATGACGCGGCCTCCAGCTACTCGACCGGAGCGGCTTCGGCTTGGGTGTCGAAGAAGTGTCGAAAACCCAAGACTTCCGTTTGTTATCGGCAGCATGATGCCTATGATGTCATTACGACATCACTCCATCGTGCAACCAAGAAGGAAGTTCGAATGAAACAGATTTCCGCCGTAATGATTGCCGCTTTGATCGCAATAACTTCGGTCTCAGCCCTCGCGCACAGCGGCGGCACGGACTCGAAAGGTTGCCATCGCAACCACAAAACCGGCGACTACCACTGCCACTAAACGGCCGTACATTCGCCCCGCCACGGCGAGGTTCTACGTTCTGTCGCAAGTTTGTGCAGCGTAGAAGTGGCGAAAACCTCGAATCGGGCCGAGGGTAATCACGTCCTTGAGATAGTCCGGCGCCAGGTGCGCGTAACGCATCGTCATGTTCAGCGAGGCGTGGCCCAGGACCTTTTGCAGCGTGAGGATGTTGCCGCCGTTCATCATGAAATGAGAGGCGAAGGTGTGCCGCAGCACGTGGCTTTTCTGCCCGGCCGGGAGCTTGAGTCCTGACATGTTGACGGCATAGTCGAAGCTGTCGCGGCAGTTGGTGAACAGGCCGTGTTCCTGGAAGTGCTGGTGGATGCGGTCATGCAATGCCTGATCGATCGGCACGGAGCGTCGACGCTTGCCCTTGGTATTCACGAACAGCACGTGCCCGTCTCGCACCCGTTCCGGTCGGAGCGCTTGCGCCTCTCCCCAGCGGCAGCCAGTGGCAAGGCAGATCGTCGCGACCATATAGGTATGCGGCGTCCGGCAATGGTCCTGGATCGCTCGAAACAGCTGGTCAATATGCGCGTCGCTCAGGTACGTCAGTTCGCGTTCCTGGAGCTTGAGCGGCTTTACCGAGGCCAACGGATTTTCATAGTCGATCTCGCCGAGCTGGCGGAGCACGTTGAACACCGAGCACAGGTAGCCGAGCTGGTTGTTCACCGTCTTGCCGCTTGTGCCCGAGGCGAGACGGGCCGCCCGGTAGGCCGTATAGGTCGCGCCGGTCAGTTGGCTGGCTACCGGATTGCCCATTTCGCGGGCCATGCGGTTCAGTACCAGCTCCGTGCGGTGAATGTCGCTCAGCGCATGGCCGTGCAGCAGCCGCCAGCGTCCAATCAGTTCCAGCAGCCTGCGTCGGTCCCTGGGCTTGGGCGTCCAGTCTGGTTTGTCGATCACCTTGGCACGACAGGTCGCCTCAAACCGCTGAGCTTCGCCCTTGGTCTTGAAGGTCTTGCGGAAGCGCTTGCCCTTGATCGGCTCTACATCGACTTTCCAGCGGCCATCGTCGGTTTGCTGGATCGCCATCAGATCGCTCTGCCCCACCTCACGTGCCGTTCTTGCAGCAGATCCTTGATGTGCTTGTAGAGGTCGCGCTCGCTCATATCCTTGGCGGCGTAGTGATCGCGGATGACCGGCCAGCAATCCCATTGCTTCAAGGTCTCGAATGCTTTCTTAGCGCCCACTCGCTCCCGTGCCAGCAGGCTTACGAAGTTTCCCAGGAACAGCTCCACGTTCTTCCCCGAGAAGCCTCGAGAGGTCTTGTAGTAGCGCTTGTACTCGGTTTCATCGACCAGGGAATCGACCGGCAGATCGACCCGCGCGTCATCGCGCATGAGCGTCCAGATCGGATCGAAGTAGCCGGGCCGGGCGAGCAACTTGAACTGGCTCAGGCCATAGCGCCACAGGCCGTCGAGGTGTGCCGAGAAGGCGGCAAAGGAGTCCGTATCGATGGCTTGGCCGGTCTTCACGTCTACCGAGCCGCTGGCGAACTGCTGGATGATCGAATGGTGATAGCGCAGCTCGACGCGCCACACGTCCTGGGCCGGGTTGTAGTTCTCCGGGTCTTTTGCATCGAACGAATCACGCCGACGCCAGACGCTTTCCCAGTAGTCGAGCTTGTCCGTTGCGCGGGCCTGCTCGGTCTTGTTGTAAATGCAGAGCTGGACGCCACCAGCGGAGCCGAACATGGACGTTTCCCCACGACCGTAGACGCTGGACTTCGTCGCCCACTCCACCTGATTGATGCCCGAGATATCCCGGTGTGTTCTGGCCCGGCAATGCAGGCGTGCAACCAGATCCACCGGCGGTTTCCAGCCTTGCAGGTCTAGGGCGAGATGGACAGCGCACTGGTTGCGTTCGCGGTGCGTCATGACGGCGGCGGCGTAGTAGTCCATCCGCTCTTGCAACCGTTCCGGCGACAGCGCGTCGATGGCGTGCGGTGAGACTTCGATTTTCAGATGCGGGCCGATCTGCTCCAACTTGGCGTTGAAGTTCTTGATCAGCAGCACGAACCCGAGATCAGCGTTCTGCAGCTTGTACTGGTAGCCCGAGTCCCGGCCCACTCGCCCCGAGTGCCAGATCTCCCCGGCGAACTCGACCATCGCGCCCGGCTTCTCAAACAGCGCCATGATCTCGGGACGGATCAGCCCGCGGTAAAGCTGGCGGACCGTATCGACGCCGCAACGCAGCAAACGGACCTTGGACAGATCGACGATTGCCGCCGTGCCCGGATCGACGAATAGACGCCCGTTGCGATCTTCACGGGCAAGCATATCGAGACGAAGAAAATCTTTTGGTTTGGCCATTTCGTTCACTTCCTAATGCTGATTAATGCGGTTCTCAACCTTCGTTTATCTGACGTGTTACAGGGACGTCAGCGGGGGCGCGCGCACGCCGGCACAGGCCACGCGCCCGCTACGCTCCGCGTAGAGCTGTGCAGGCGTGCGCGCGCTTTTGGCTGGCCATGC